GTGACTGATTGTACTTGTGCAGGAGCCGAAGGTTTGCCTGAAAAATAGTCTGATATTGCGTTAGCTGCTGATGCTGCTTTTGCTGCCGCTTGTGTTGGATCGATACCGCCAGTTAAGGCACTAGCAACTTTACCCGCTATAGACTGAGGACCGCGTGGGTTGTTAGGATCAAAACTTTCAAATCCCGGTAGCCCCGGTATACCGTATTCTTGCGTCCCTATTTGAGCAGCCGCCAAACCAACAGGGCCACCAAAAAGACCCATAATACCACGAGCTATCATATCCGGTGTTGATTGCTCGGCATACTGACCCATCACTTTGCCGTACTGAGTCTCAAAACCAGCTTTTTGAACGCCCGGACGTAGCTTGCCTTTCTCAGCAGTCGGAAAAGCTGGGTTGTAACCTATCTGACCGGGAATGTTTTGCGGGTTAGCAAACTTTGAAAATTGATTATTAGCAATTGCTTGACGAGTAGAGAAGGACATTTGATCGGCATAGCTAATATCCTGTGGATCTATTCCGAAAGTACGAGAGAAAAAACCCTGTTTACCGTAAGGATTGTCTGTGGTTATGCCGTTAATAGCATTAAAGGTAGCTTGAGCGTTATCGGCATTTCCAATATTATATCCCTTACCGTGCTCTTGCTGACCAAGCTGATCGTCGTGCATTCCAAAGCCGTAACCACTACTGGAGTCACTAGTAGACCCACTTGAACTGGTTTCACCCGGTCCAATGCCAGCGCCTGTAGGTCCGCCAAAGTCACTGCCGCCTTGATCAGCCATTATCTAACTCCGCTGAACTTCGTGCCTTGAATAGCAATACCACCACCACGAGACATACCCATCGCTTCTAGCTGATCTGGGTCTGCTTCGTCTATTGGTAAGGTGCCGGGATTCTTGGTTACATCACTCTGCATCTTTTCCAACATCTTTTTCTTGGACTTAGGCAGCTTCATCTTTTTTTTCTTCTTGTCTTCAGACATGGTTCCAATCCTTGTGTCTTCGGTGAATATACGCTCTGCATCTTCAAAGCGTTGCATCCTTTTGCGTAGCTCTGGAGAATAGCTGTCTAATATTTCGGACCCGCCGTCTTTACGAGCACGAGCCTTTTTCATCAGCTTATTTGCTTTTGGTCTGCTAATTTTTAGATCATCAGCGAACTGACTTACTCTTGGTCTTGCCATAACACGCTCCTGACCTAGTTATCTCTTCAATTGTCCTATCGCAGCCAATACATCTTATACCATCTTTGTCAAGCGTACAAACACCGATGCATGGACTGTTATTCTTTGTGGTCTTTGTGTTCGTGCCCCATCCAGATTCCGAAGACACCTGTCATTACTCCCATAACTACGCTGACAAAAGCAGACTGTGACGCCGTCGGATCTTCCAAAGCCATAAACCATTCAGCACAGCGCCACGACATCGCAGTACTAACCAACATCATAAATCTAGGTAGAACTTTCCAACGTAGAAACTGTTCTACCGTGATCACTTAGACACACCCTTGAACTTTTCAAAGCTACGCATTCCACCCAAACCGAGCATGCCTAGCAATACAGTCATCAAACTTTCCATATCAAAAGCAGGCATTGGCGGTATCTCGTAGCCCATATAGGCTACAACAAAGTCTGTTGCCGGAAACAAAACAAAGTGCGCCATTAACGCAATGCCACATGTCCAGCCGATAAACGGACGCCAACCCGCCACAAATATACTACGGTGCTGGGCCTCGGCTTTATTCACCTCTAGCTGGCCCATCACCTGCTCATGCATCTGCTTTTCAGCCATCGTGGCAATTTCGTGAGCCAACTTGTTTTTCTGGTCTTTGTCTTCGATAAACTTATCTAGCAGTCCTGTGACCGGACCAATCAATGCTTGCAACATTTCATGCTCCTACATACACAGATCTTCATATTTAGTCGTGTGTTGTCTGTGCTCAGACATGTCACCCACTTTGCACGACCAGAGTTTTTTCAGCCACTTAATCATTGTCTACGGTTCCTTGCTAAATCAGCTTGTGTGTTTATGCGGTATACGTTGACATCGTTTCTGTCGTTGGCAATGTCACGCTGCACAGACATGCGTTGATTTGCCAACTGCATGGCCTGCGTGATCTTTGCCTGATCGATCTGATAGTCCATCGCATCGTTGTTCATCTTGCGCTGGATTTCCATCGCATCGTTCTGCAACTCCTGCTGACGGATCGCCACCAGCGGATCTCCCTGCTGTGCAGGCATCAACATAGGTGCAAGCTGCTCCAGTGTTTCTGCGATCTGCTGTGCAACCATAGCTTCAACAGCCTCTGGCGCAATTTGCGGGATAGGCTCACCCGCCATCTGCGCCTGCTCAACGCCTTTTCTAAATACTTCCTGCACAATATCACGCGCAAACATAGAGACGTGATCTTGCACATGCGACTGCAACATCAAGAAAGCTTGTGGGTTTGCTGCTAGTGCAGGTGATTGCAACAGCGCCGCGTGTACACGGATGTGTGCGCGGTGATCCTGCTGCGGGAACGCTTGCGGCGGCTTGCCCTTCATAGCTTCTGAGTTTTCTGTTGCTGGATCTTTAGGTGCGGGTGGTTGTGGTGGTGGCAAAATGCTGTCTATGTTTTTAACATCCAGCGCATCATACATCCGACGATAAGCCTCATACAGATTGTGCATCTGCGGTGCTGCCTGCGCCAGTTGCAGTTGTGTCTGAGCGAGTGACAGACGCTGCGCCATAGAAAAGATTGACGGATCAGAAACTGGCAAGATGTCCACACGTCCGTCAAAGTCCTGTGCCATGATCTGCGGGTTTACATTAGCCCCAACAGGATACGGATACGGCACCGGATTATTGGCAAATATTTCTGACAGCATCCTGAACTCTGATTTTTGTGCATAGTGCAGGCGCTTATGTATGCTTGATATAACTTTTGAACCCTGTTCAATCAGGGCCACTGTTGTTCCCACGGGAGCCTGTGAGTTGACATCTGCGATCTTTGTGTCCGCAACTTGTGCAAATCGTCTGCCCGAATCAACGACCACCCCGAGTAGTTGAGCCAACGTACCAGAAGGCTCCTTGTATGGGAGTGGCATAAGAGCATTGCGAATATCACCGCCGGGGACATCAAGATCGCGGAACTCGCCCGGGTTAACAGGGTCATCGCTGTTTCTGATGCGGACGCCACGCGCTTTGAACCCGCCCGGTAAATTCGACAAAGTGCCTGCATCGATAAGCTGGCGTAGTATTGAAGTTGCTGCACGGCTCAAGCCCCCTATCATGTGCAACAGGCCAAAGCCATAAAAGCCCAGACCCGGCAAAAACTTGTAGTGTACAAAGTAATCGCGCTTGCGGCGCATTGGATCAGCTTCACGATAATTGCGTACTACCGCAAGAATTTTTCCCGAATCCGCGTCCATAGTGACGATATACGGAAGTTTGATACCTGTTGGCTCACCTGACTGACCCATGTCTTCAAACCCGTCAAGGTCAAGATCAACATGGACTTCATATAGTGTAACCAGTTCATCAGAGTATCCCGGGCGCAAACCCTGAATTTCGTCAGCTTTACCACGAACAGTCGTGTCGCTCTCGTCAGCTTCGCTTGGAGACAAGTCAACATCTCTATATATCCCCGCAACTTGTAGCTTCCGCACTTCGTTTTCTGTCATACGGAAGACGTGTGTGTAACGCTCCGCAGTGCGTAAGTCAGAAGCAGCATACGGAACAACCAAATCTTCAGCAGGCACAAACTTTGACACTGCACGTTGTTTTGTCTTGTCAAAGTACACCTTCTTGAAGGTAGATCCAGTAATCGGTAGATAGAACAACATCTGATCTGTGTCTTGATCAAACTCTTCCATCACCTCTGTAATCTGGTAATTCATGTAGTCCTTGACACGCTGTGCCTGATCTTCCAACTCGCGTGTCTGTGCCCCTAGTATCTGTGTCTTTACAGGACCGCCCGGTGGCAGCATCTCACGATACGCCTGTGCCTGAAACTGCGTCACAGCTTCCGACAACAACGGATGTGTCACACCAGACGCACCCATGAATGGCTCGTTGCGCTCTTCATAGTTGATGCCAAGCAGACCTAGCCCCTTCGCAATGGCTGACTCCCAATCTTCACGCGACGACTTGTCTTCGTCGATCTTAGTTCCAAGGTCCGAGGACAAAGAGCCAAGAACCGAATCGTCCAAGATCTCTGCTAAGTTGGCATTATGATCATAGACCTCTGCCTCTACTTCCATAGCCATCTCTTCTGCGCCAACTAACTCAATGTTGGGCGGAAGATCTGGTAAATCGGTATTCGGTACTTGAACCTCGGTCATTGCTTGTTCAGCAGTCATGCCGGGACCGCCGGGTCCCATAGCCATGTCAACCATCTGTGGTGGTAGTGCCATTAAAATGTTCCTTTGAATGTGCCGCCACGGGCTTTCATAATTGCTTTACCATTAAAGCCACCCTTTGCCAATCTACGAGCAAACGGATTAGGACCAGTTAAACCCATAGCTGCTCTAACAGCGCTACGGCCCCCACCACCCCTTCCGGGTTGATTTGCCTTACCTGCCATAGAAGCACGGGCAGTTGTTTCAGCTTTTTGCCTGTCAGCAATGGCTTTAAGTCTTGCTAGATCAGACTCTCTTTCACCCTTAATCTTACCAGTAGCTACATCTTTGTCCCTAACTGGGGGTTTTCTTCTTCTGCTTCTTTCATCTCTTCGCTCTGCTGGACTAGCACTAGCGTCCCTGTACGCTTCTTCCTGTTTTAGACGAGCATCTACCGATTTTGTTCTCGTGCGGTTTCTTCTATCTTCTTCAGAATCGTACAGCGGTTTACGTTTGTTTTTTTTATTTCCCATTACATTACTTCCCTAGCCATAGAGCCAATACCAGATCTTACCATACCACCAGCCGCACGTCTAATAGGACGACGAACCACTTGTCTATTTGCTTCTGCCTGTAATCCATCGTTTGGTCCACCAAACTCTACCACGCGAATTGGTGCTTTATATTCTTGTACTAAACCACGCTTAACTTGTCTGAGCTGTGCCTCAGCAAGAGCTAGCGCTTCTGAAGCGGCAACATAGGGCTGTAAATAGTATGCGTCTTGATCAGGTATGCTTTCAAAAAAGTCAACATCGTTTGAGTTGGGTAGACTTTTTCTGATTACATAATTTTGCTTTTGACTATCCGACAATCTTGCGTAAGCTTCCTTCTTTGCTTTTTTTGCTGCCGCCTCGGCTTCTTCCAACGGCTGTAATATCTCAAGATTACCGAAGTTATTTCTATCTATGGCATTTACTGTAAATGCTCCTTCTCTTCTGTATTCTGGTAAAATATCATAACCTTCGTCGTATACGCTAACACCTGCGTTTTGATTTGCCTTAGATAGTTCTTTTAGCTCTTCGTCTAATATTTTACCGTAACGCCTAATAAACGGGTCACTTGCAACTATCTGTTCAGGTCTACCACCCATGCGCTGTGGCTGTGTAGCCAAATAGTTAGCATCTGGGAAAATAACGCCATCAAGACCTAGTTTCTCTGCCTCTTGCATAATTGACCGCACAGCGAACCTAGTGAAGTCGTCTTCGTTGTCGTATGGTTCAGGGGCCTGAAAGCCTTTTTGACCATTCGTTGTTTCTGTCTTTGCAGCAACATCTTGAAGCGTCAACATTTTTTGTCCGTCTGGATCATTGGCTATCGTTTGGTCAAAGGGATCCTTGTCACGAGTAGCTGCTGGCATGTTGTTTGCTAACTCTTCAGTTAACTGAACCAGTTTTTGGTTGTTTTTTGCAATGTTAAATTCATTCATTAGGCCATCTAACTCAAGGGCTAACAAAGAATTTATGTTATCCTTAAAAAATTCATCGTTATCTAAACGCAGCACTCGTTCTGGTTTAAGCTCATTCGCAGCACCAAAAGCAATTTGATCTGTGATTTCTGATTGATAAAACTGGTCTAGCTCATCCAATATCTCTGCTTTATCTGCATCCGTGAACTTATTAAAAATAGATTCGACAACAGGCTCTCTTGCTCGTAAGCCGTCGTTAACAAGATCTAGCTCATCTGGGGTAAGGGAAGTAACTGCATCCCTAAACTTAGGGTTGTTAGAAAGTATAGCTTGCATTTTTATGGTTTCAGCCCCAGCTATGTCATCTATTATCCTGTCTCTTATCAGAACTGAAGCAAGCTGATCTGGTGACAAAGACTCTAATCTATCGTTGATTTCCCGAGTTCTAGGAAATGGGTCATTTGAACCCGTAATTCTTTGCTTCATTACTCTAGAATAAAGCATTGGCATGTTGCCTTCTGACGCTTCTTTAACCCTTCTTGCGACTGTGGTCATCAAGTCTAGGATATGTTCTATTTGATCTGGAGATGCTATTTCACCCAGAGCATCTAAGTGATCACTGATGTTTGTCTGTATCTCTGATCTAGCTCGTGTAGTTGCGTCTCCGACATATTCACCCAGATCTTCTGCTCTTGCCACCAATCTAGCCATTATGTTTGGATCGGACGCCATAGATAGTATTGTGTTGGCATACTTTAGCTTCGTTCCTGTTTCTCCAGATTCATCAAGCTGTCGTGACGGCAGGTGTGTAGTCGCATATTCGCGTTCTAGCCGAGTGTTAGTTTTTTCTAGTTGGTCTATTTCTTTACTCAGACTTTTCTCTCTTTTCATAGATTCTGGCATTAGATCCTGATACTTCTGCATCAATCCGTGTACTTCTGGTGTATACGGAACACGGATACTCTCATTAACCGCACTTTCCCCGCGACCAGCAAAACCATCAAGTCTGTCTTCCAAAGTCTTACGATAGAAGTTTACTTCTTCACCTCTGTCGTTAATTGTTTTGCCCGACTTAAATCCACTAGCCAGATTGCTAACTGAGTTTGATTGTATTTCGTTTAGTTGTAAGTATCTCTTACCATCAACGCCTTCGACGATAATAAAGCGAACATGCCCATAGTAACCCGGGTAATCACCGTAATAATCATGGACAGCCCTTGGCTTTTGACGACCAAAACCGGGCACGTCGATTGTCGGGGCTGTATTGCTAAATATCAAGACACCCTTGTCTATTGCAGCATCTAGATCTTCCTGCCTGTACTGAGAACTCAAATGGAATGGACCTCTACTACCAAAAGGAGCCGTTTCCGCTGTTCCACCACCAAACCTGCTTTCCAAATACACTCGTGACCTTGTCTGCGGCAAGCGTGTTGTCAACAGTCTGCGGACATCTTCCGCGCTAAATCTTTTATCCTTGCTTTCAGTTAAAATACGTTCAAACTCTGAATTCTTTATTTCTGGTCCAACGGCTTTTATGTTTTGTCTGTTCGCTGCGTTTTGTCTTAAAGCAGAAAGCCACTGGTCACCTGTCATGGTTCCGTCTTTTGCAGCCCTCTTAGCATAAGTCTTACCGTTATTGTGACCCATGAAGTTGTAGAAGTTAGCCATTGTAGGTGAGGTATGGTCAACGGTGCCAAGGTACTCATCGGGGGACGCACCAATCCGTACACCCTTCAGGCCATAAACAGGGGCAGCTTCGTCCAAAGCACCAATACCACCCGGCTGACCAGCAAAGGTGCCTTCTGGTATTGGGTTACCATTTGTATCAGTAACATCAAGTGGGACTAGCTCATCCTGACTTACCTCTTCAGGCACACCTCGGCTGAACGCCGCTTGATCTATTGCCTCACCAATCTGATCCATAAGAGCAGCAGGCGGTTCAAACTCTTCGGGCATAGGTAGCGCATCAACTTCGTCTTGGGTAAGCTGCGTAATGTGACCGTCACGACGACCTATTAGCTCGTTCTGAATCTGCCTTAGATAATTTTCATGCGAAATAACGTCACCTTCAGCAATTATTCTGGCTTCATCGGTTACATCAGGATCTGCAAGAGCTTCATTCAAGCGTTGCCGAGCGCCGTCTATATCAGCCTGCCTTGATGTTGCCTGTCTTAACAACTCATCTTCGGTCATGGCACCGAACTGTTGTCGTTGTAGGGGGTTGTTAAATTGATCCACCTCGTATGTATGATTACCAATAACCTCATCAACTGTTGGCATTTCATCTGGCATAATTGCTGCCAAAGCATCCGCATCTACGTCTTCCGCTCTAGCTGTTGGTATTAGCGTACCTATACCTTCATCACCCACTGTCAGTGAATTAGTAAGCCTGACAAGCGCCTGACGCTGGTTTCTTGTAGCCTCTTCTCGTTTTGCAGCACGACCTGATTTAGCTTTCAACAGGCCCTTGATAGCACCACCAATAACAACAGGATCTACAATAGATGATAGCAAACGACCTGTAGTAACACCGGGCTTGGCTAAAGTGTCTGCGTCCACACCCAAGTAACCCGCCAAGGCATCAGAACCTATAGTGTCACGAATTGCATTCAGACCTTCGTCTAAAACTGTTGATGGCATCTCATCAAAGCTTTTGCCCATAGCAAGAGCCGCCGCGAACTTAGGCGCGTCGCTCAACAGCAGGGCAGGCAAGTCACCCGCTAGTCCAACAATGTCTGTGGTCAGGCCAAGACCTATACCCTTGGCAAAGTCACCCGCCTGTGCACGGCGCTCCGCTTCTTGGGCTGGCGTCTCAGCTATCCTTGCAATAGATGGAAGGACCGAGGTCCGAGGTCCACCAAACCCCAAAAATGCCTCTGGGTCATTCAACTGACTAAGCATGTTAGCCGCGTTTACGTCGCGGGACATCTGATCTCTGGAAGCTGGAAGGACTGTGTCGTAACGCACAGGAACCATGGGAGTTGGTTGTCTAGCCATTAATAATATTCTCTAGCGCGTGGGGGCGGGTCGTCTTCAAACTCTTCGCCGTCTAAACTAATAAAACCGCCCTGACGAAAACGCATCAAGGCCATAGTCATACTATCACAGAAATCGTCATGGTCGCCATTAGGAAATGACGCAATCTCTTCGATGACCTCGTCTGCAAATTTTTCACCAGCAGGATACCACACTTTGCCGGATTCAAAAATAGGAGACACAATATGCATGCGAGTTGTTTTGTCCATGCCCCCACCACCGCGTTTGCGGCCCGGACTGAACGTGGCAACAGGTAAATTCAGCATACGCATCTCGTCCGCCAGCGGCTGACCCGACGCTTTGGCCTCTATCAGCATCAATTCTGGCTCCCAATACTCGTATTCTTCCTGTGCTATACCCTTTAACTCAGGAAAATTCCAGCGTCCCTTCTTCGCATCCATCAATATCAGGTGTTGTTCGCCGTTTTCGTGCGGTTGAAACACACCCCACGTCGTAATAGCAGAATAATCAGCCGTTTCCTTCTTGCTGTAGGCCGTATCGTACGATTGAATGATGTAATCTAGCTTTGGTATGGCGTCCTCGCCCCATTCTTTCCACCATTCCCGCTTGACCATAGCGGTTTCTTCTGATGTAGGGTTTTGTTGCCACTGCGCGTTCCATTTTCCTACCGACAGCGAAGCTTTGACCTTGAGTAGCTCTTCCTTTTGCCAAAATTCAGGCCACAATGGTTCCCCCGACGGCATAATTGCAGGAAATTCAACGATTTCCCACTGGTCAGCCATCAAATCTTTGCTCATCGCGGTCAGTAACCTGCCCGTTATGTCCTTTTTCGACCACCTAGTCTGCACAATAATGATCGAACCACCCGGTTGTAGACGCTGTCGAGGCCCAGATGTGTACCATTCCCACGCATTATCATACGCAGACGTGGATAAAGCGTCCTGTTCCGAGTGCGGATCGTCAATTATAAGCAAATCAGCGCCACGACCAGTCATTGCAGCGCCCACCCCTGCTGCAAAATATTCCCCGCCAGCGCTAGTCTCCCACCGACCTGCCGCTTGGCTATCCGGTTTAAGGTCCGTGTTGGGAAAGATCTCCCGATAGACTGGGTCGGCGATCAGATCTCGGACCTTGCGCCCGAATCTTACAGCAAGTTCCGTATTCATGGTAGCCTGAATGATCTTGAGCTTGGGATTACGGCCCAAGAACCAAGATGGCATGAGGTAGGATGCAAATTCAGACTTAGAATGCCGAGGTGGCATGTTCACAATCAAACGCTTCAAGTCACCCGACGCAATGCGCTCTAACTTTTTCGATATGATTCTATGATGGGTCCCCTCTATAAAGCCGTCGTACACATGCTTTACATACGACATGAACTTATCTTGGGCCTCGGACCTTGTTTCTAGGCGCTTTTGCTGCTCTTCCAGTAACAGGATTTCCTTTAGGACTTCCTCTGGCAGCAGGTCTAGGTTTTGCATGTCTGTCATGCCCAAACGATAATATCGCTGAATGAATTTATCAACCCTGCAAATTGTGCACAATCGTACGCAGCTTGTATACAATATAGGGGGGTGGGGGGCTGCCACAGCCAAGGTCATTTGTCAATCAAAATCAGTAACCCCATTGTTGCCAATATAGCAAAACACATTTGCTGAGATAGGGGTTAATGCTGCGTTGCCACCTGTAGTACAATCTTATCAAGAACCAACTGTGTCTGAAGGAGGAGAATCATGGCACATGCACACCTAGCTACCATCAAGGGCATCGACATCTATGAGGACGAGACCCATGGTGATGAAGTTCCATTCCTGTTCAAGATCAATGGGAAGTTTGTTAGCAGCACCTTGTATGACTGGATGTACCCAGACGAGGTCGTTGACGCATACAACTATGTGAAGGGAGAGATGGGCAATGACTGAGATCGTAATGTTGGTGTTGCTGGGCTGGGTCTTGATCGCCTGTTGGTGTCTGGTCGCAGCGCTCTGGGATCTTCGGAACCATGACCTTGAAAACTAAACGTATCGAAGGGGCTGTCAGTGTTTATCCTGACATCCCCACCATCATTCAGTACGATCATATCTTCTACTGTGACGATGAATTGCGGTTTGCTGTGCTGTCTGATTTCAAATCGGAAATCGGAACGGAGCGCTGCGGTCAACACTACTGGCACGTCTGGTACGGCCCGACGTGCAGATCATGTCGCGGCGCACCCAAATCCGTTGGAGAGATGTGCCTAGCTAAATACTCACACGAATGGCGTTGCAACAGATGCTACGCCCGTAATCCAAAAGACAGCACACCACACGGCTGGCGGTACATCCCAACTGAGGAAGAAGAATGATAAGCGCGGCGCGGCGGCGGACGGGCGCAGGTCGCAGAACGCAGATCGATTATTGCATTTTTAACAAAATACATTTGCCAAAATAGTAATTGATTAATCCATAGTAAGCACTACGATGGATATATGGGATTCCCCCATAGTGTTAACAGTCAAATGAAGGGATATAGCTATGACTGATATCATCATAAACATCACCGTCGCTGACGGTAAGCCAAAGGTCGAGGTGCATAAGCCTGTGACCGTTGGTAAAAAGGTGAAGAGCGCACCAAAGCTTGGATCTCCTAAAGTCTCCACTATTGAGCGTAACAAGCGCATGATCTTGAACATCTTGCGCGATGCGAAAGGTGGGCGTGTTACTCGTCGGACGATTGAGCGCGAGACAGGATTGTCGGCTAGCTCTGTGTATAACGGCATCTGGCTTCTACGCCATGAAAACGGGGTTTCGATAACCACTAGGAAGGGTTATCGTTTGGTCGGGTAATATCCCGCCCGACTCAGCGGCTGTGGTGTTCTCCCTACCACAGCCGCTCTTTTTTTTACACGGAACGCGGCGCGGCGGCGGACGGGCGCAGGTCGCAGGTCGCAGATTGTTATTGTTTTATATATTCATTTATGGGATAATCTTATAAACTATTAGAAAGGGATATTATGGAACAAGTAAAACTAGATTTTCCGATGTTGTCTAAGCCGTCAAAAATGCCCGGCTATTCAATCAACCGTGACGCTAGGCTCTGCCATACTGGGTCGATGCTTCGCAAAGTAAAGGGTAGCACATGCGAAAATTGCTATGCATGCAAAGGTCGTTACAACATGCCAAACGTGATCGATGCGATGGCGCGGCGTGAAGTGTTCTTTAATGCGTTGGATTTTGTCCCGCGCATGGTCGCACTATTGCACAGCAAACGCGTTGCAAAGCATCCAGAGTTTAGATGGTTTGACAGCGGCGACGTTGACAGCGTTGCGATGGGTCTAAACATTCTAGACGTTTGCGATGCGACGCCGCACCTACGTCATTGGATACCAAGCCGCGAGTACGGGATCTGGGCAAAAGTGTTGAAGCTTCGCAAGCTTCCCGACAATGTCACGTTGCGGATGTCTGCAACAATGATCGACGGCATACCAGCCGGATCATGGCAAAATACCAGCACGGTCAACAGTAAATCGATGGCTGGTCATATCGGGCATAGATGCCCAGCACCACAGCAAGGTAACAAATGCGCCGATTGTCGCGCATGCTGGGATCGTACAGTTGAAAATGTTGCCTATATCGAACACTAGGACAGCAAGCCTAGCGGGTTTACCCGCTAGGCTTTTGTTGTGTCACGCCGCCGACTCGCCGTCCGCAGGTTGCAGGTCGCAGTTCCACCGTGCGAGGGCGCAGGTGCGAAGCGCAGAAGGCGCAGATCGCAGGTCGCCGCACCATGAGGCCGCAGATCGCAGGTCATCGATCCTTGAACCTTGCAACTTGGCCGCTAAACCCCCGTCAAATAAAAATACATTGCCTGTCGAGGGGCAGTGGAGCAGGAAAAAACTTACACCATTACAGCGCGTATGCCCCAAATGCCAAGCAATCTGGGACTTTGAGACAGAGACCTTGCCATTTTTAATTATTTTTAATTCAGACCAAATTGGTACGCCATCCATGCACAGATATACATCTGGCATACCCTCACCCGCTCTGTTTTCTATCCGCTGGAAGTGGGTCTTTTTCGGTAAATGTTGCCTCAATGAGTTCCACAGGCTTTGTTCTGTTCGTGGCATCTTCAACCCTTTTCATGTCAGGTTCGGGGAATGCATTGGGGTATTGCTTCCTGATCGCGGCGAGTCGAGCGACAATATCTTCACGCGAAAGATTGTCAAGTTGATGCACATGTGTGGACTCTCTCCTGTCGATGGTCAAACCACCAAGACTAGATCGTATCTTTTCGGCATTGATCGCGGCACTGAATTGTCCAGCCTCTTCAGCGGCAACCGACAATTCTTCAAACCGTTTGAGTTGATTGATCAAGGTCACGCCGTATCTGCGTTCTCTGGCTTGCCGCATATCTTTGATCAGTTCGGGCACTTCAGGGAAGGATTTACCGTCAAGCAGTTTAGCGGCGTGTTGCGCGGCGCTACCTTCAGCGTAGCCAGCTTTTCTGGCACACTCTGCGTTGGAGTATTTACCCTCGACATAATACTTGGCAAATTCACGTTGTCTGTTGGTGAGTCCAGCAGGTCTACCAGCCTTGCCTATAGTGTTTTCTGTGGGTTTATCCTTTTTATTTTCCAAAATCCATCCCCGTGCGATCTCCAAAGTGTTACAGTGATACAGAAGTGGTACAGCTACAACCGTTGCTCAGTAAGGGTTGTATCACTTGTACCGTTTGTATCACTATTTTCAGAAAAAAATAAATTAAATCGTTTACCCGTAGAAAACACTATATGTCCTGTTACTTTTATGTTTGACCTTATGGGATATTATGCTAGGATTCTACTAAATCAGGTGTTAATTGTAAAGCACCAAGGTCCAAGGTTCAAGGTAGAAGGGGTTCTAACCATGAAACACAAACCAATTACTATCGGTCTAGCGAAACCGAAGCTACGTCATCGTGTGTTGCACATTACGATCAACAACCGTGCGTGGTTGAAACAGGCTGTATCCAAACCAATGACAGTGAAGGGAGCAAAATAATGCAAGCATATTTCATAAATCCATTTAGCCAGAACGTCACGACAGTTGACTATGACGGCGATTATAAAAGCATCAGTCGCATGATCGATGCCAGCCGTGGTTGTTTCGATGTCGTGCGTCTGTATCAAAACCAAGATGCGGCCTTTGTCGATGATGAGGGTTTGTATGTCAATGATCAGGCATTCTGGATTCACCGCAACTATCCCCAGCCGCTAGCTGGTAAGGCGTTGGTGTTGGGCTGTGATGATGAGGGCGAGTCTATCGCGCCCAAGACTAGCTTTGAAACACTGCAAGATGACATTCGTTTTATTGGTCATCGTTTTGAATTCACGCTGTTGATAAAATTTATTGGCGATGTTGACGACTATCGCCCACACTTTTTCAAAGATCTGGAGGTTGCATAATGGAAGACAAAACCATCGTATCAATTTCTTACAGCAATGCTGTAGTGCCTAGTTTCGACAGCCGTGGAAAGCCAGACCTTTTGGCTTGGGATGAGGCTATGGATGAACATGAAGATAGTGAAGACACGCTGGCGATTTTTTACGATCCAGATGTTCTTGAGGCTTGCAAACCAATCATCGAAGAAATGTACGCTGATGAAGAAAAACTGATGGAGCAATACGAAAGCGACTATGTGTATTTGAATTTTCACAAGCCGCCGCCAGTCAGGGAAGAAGACAAACCCACGCTTAAATGGTTTTGGAATGATGTTGTCGGCGACTTTTTTGATTGCGAAAAGTGGCGCGATGAGGATGGCAACATCTTAGACGATGCAGGAAAGCCGTTTGATTGGAACAGTGATGGTTTATACAACCAAAAACCAAGCCTAGAGAATTACAAAATTGCTTGCATGGATTACCTTATTGGTGACTTGGGCGGAGCAATACATCCAGAAGACGCCCCTGCTAGCGTCTGGGAGAGTGAGTTCCAAGAGGCCGCTAAAAAAATGATGGAATTGGGCAGGAAACTTTACAATCCTGACTACGATTTAGAAGAAGGGGACGAATAATGGGACTCGATATGTATTTGCGTGGTGACAAGTTTAAGCACACCGAATATAAGCGCTTGCCTGATGGCGAGTTGGAGCGCACTGAAGATGGGGGGATCATCCCCATCAATGTGCGGATGATTGATGGCTTTGAGTGTGAGGCCGAAAGGCTGAAGCTGGGTTATTGGCGAAAGCATGCGCCGTTGCACAAGCTGATTGTCGATACGTTTGCGGACGGTGTTGATGAGTGTCAGGTCATTCACTTGAGTTCCGAAGACTGTCGTCTGATTGCACACAAGCTACGGCACAAGGACTTTCCTAAAGATGTGGGCGGGTTCTTTTTTGGCGATGAAGATTGGTGGCAAGAGTGTTGCGATGCCGCCAATGAAGATGCTGATTTGTTTGAACGTGTGGCAGATTGGAATGACTTGGATAGTCAGATCGATGGATACTGGCATTCGGTTGAATATCAGGCGAGTTGGTGAGGTGCGTGATGATTACGAAAGGAAATAGAGCATGATAACACTTGAACTTACAGAAGTTTATCACTTGTCTGGAGAGGATCTGGATAAAATATTTTTGGTTGGTGACAGGTTCACTGTCACCACCCGCAATATGAAGTGGGGCGGGACAGAGCGCGAGGTTACAGTAATTAATGATGGTCTGTGCCGCCATGACGGTTATTTTGTTGCGGAAAGCTACGCACATGTGAGGGACATGATCCAGAACAAGTTGATTGCACGGGATGCATATGTAGCGAGGTCAAAGGTGCGATGAGGAAGGTCGAAAGGAACGGGCTTGATAGGAAGCTGAACGACAGGTCTGAGTTGAGCATCAACCGTCACGCTGATGATGAGCGCAAGCAAAACAGACTCGCATGCATAAAGAATAGCGAGATGTTTGCTGATGATTCTTTTGCCGATGACGTGCAGGACGATGACAACAAGGTGTATTATTCAAGAAGTGTTTATGAAGGAAGGAGAAATGGTAATGACTGATGAAAAGACAATTGAAGAGCGTCAAGAATATTGGCGCAAGCAAAGGGAGCAGGAAGCCGCCGTGCGCGAGGCTTTGCTTCATCAGTTGCATGACAAGTATCCATCGATGCTGGAAGCCGTGGATGAACTGTCGAAGGTCGCAAGCAGTATTGGAGATGATCTTCAGTGGCATGGCCCAGAGGGTGTGACCGTTACCGACATGCACAAACTGATTGACGGTGCCCATACTGTTCGTAGACTCTATCATTTGGATGTATCCGATGAGTAAGTATCTTTTGATTATGGTCACGATGACCCACTTCAACGGTGGCACGGTCAATGTGATCAGTACCCATGACACAATCAGTGAATGCTATGTGGCACTTACTCAACACGGGTTCAAGTCTGAACAACCAATGCACAGCACCTTCTGCCTGACTACCGAAGAGGGCGTGGACTGGAGATTAGAATGACAGATCGTGGAACATATCGGGTCAAGGTTCAGGTGTTAGTGGATCGTGAGGTATACGTCCATGCATCTGACCTTGAAGATGCAGAAGAAAAGGCTATGCGTGAGGCCGTAAACCTGACAGGCGGCAGGGAACCAGAAGTGATATGGTTGCATCAGGAGACCTCAGATGGGTGTGCCTAGCTGGTCGCGGTTGATCGCAGATCTGCGTATACTGGAAGTGCGAAGGGAATATGATACGCTGGGACGTATTAAGACCAAGAAGCGTTTGCGTAGCGATGTTAATTTTAGGAAGGAGTTAGGATATGGGCAGAGTGAAAGCCATGATGATGGAACAGGAGGAAAAGTTCCAAGACGAGGCGGCTAATATTATAGGTGAGTGCGAGACGTGGCATGAGTTCACGACTCGTATGGAGAGTCACATGCATTTGGTTGAGTTGCATTCGTTGAGCGAGACCATGGATCTTATGTCTGAGATGTGGGCTGAATATTGGAGTGAGTATAAAGATGCTAATTAAAGTTGGTGACACGGTTGATACGGCGCATGGCGTTGCAAAAATTAAATGCATCGATGAGGTGCGTCATGGCGATAAATATGGACACGAATGTTTGGAAGCTAACATTGGTGATGTAGATAGTGACCGTAGGTTTAGGTATGTAATTGATCTGGACAATGGTCACTGGTGTCGAGGCACACAGATTAAATGTCTTGTGCATAGAGATGGTTTTTTAAGATGAAGAAGAAAACAAACACTGAAAAAGCTGCAATCATAATCAACGATGCGATGGAAGCTTTTGCAGAAAAGCGTCTGGATCCAGATATGATTTCGTTTTTGCTGATGTGTACGGCGTTATCGATGGCGTTGCGGAATAATCCGCATTCGCCTTGTGCAGTGACCCAGATGGTGGCATCCGCGATGGAAGCGGCTGTAACATCTGTAATGGATGATGAAAAGGAAACCAAACATTGATTATACAAGGCGATGGAAGTTGGGGAAAGCTCATGGACTACGGCAGATGTCCAAGGTGCGAGGGCGCAATAAATCAGATCGCAAAACCACATGCGAAGCGCGAGTGCCATTCATGTGGACTGACGATAATTGACAACAGCGCACGATCCTATAAAATAAAGGATAATAAACCAAAACAGGAGTCTGATATGCATGAGACCAGACTGAAAGCAGATGAAAAGCAAATAGCGCAAGACGCGAAGGCTTTGATGCCTTGGCCTGACGCTGTTTCGGTGATCGAAAACGTCATAAACGAGTACCTGTATGATCCAGAACCAGTACATCACACACATGAATCAGAGGTGTTAGAGGCATGGAACAGGATATTGCGGGGCTAGGTCGTATCATTCGGATACTTGACGAAGAGTACACAGAGTTGCAATCTGCTGGTCTGTACCGCGAAGCTGAGAAGGTTCACAAGCGGAAGCAGGTTTACGTTGACATGAGAAATCAAGGAACGACAGATGAGCGACAACGACAACATAATCTATCTGAAACAGCCGCAGAAAATTGAAGTCGTACTGGATCCGGTGCCAATTGTGTGTGAGTACGCATCGAAGATATACAAAGATGTGGTCATCTTGGGTGAGGCAGAGGACGGATCAATCAAGATGATGACAACGCAAGAAGATGTTGCCGACATATTATTTTATTTAGAGTCCGCAAAATTTTCCCTACTTGGTAGTGGAGTAGAGGAACAAAAGGATCCGCCCGAAGAGGGGGCGTAACACACTACGAAGGGGCGCAGATGAAATTTAATTATAAAACAAAACCGTATGAGCACCAGCACGAAGCTCTATTAAGAAGCCACGACAAGGTAAATTACGGCTACTTTATGGAGATGGGTTGTGGCAAATCGAAAGTTCTTATCGACAACATTGTCTGGCTATACGAGCAAGGTAAAATCGATACCGCCGTTATTGTCGCGCCCAAGGGTGTGTATAGAAACTGGGAGATATCAGAAATACCGACTCATATGCCAGAGGACGTTGAACACGAGGTTTATGTTTGGACACCGTCTCCGAATAAAACCCAAGCTGAACGCCTCAAAGTTGGCGTTGAAGAGCGTGATAAGCTCCGCATCCTGCTGGTTAATGTTGAAGGATTTGCAACGGCGAAGGTCGCAAAATTTGTGGATCTCTTCACTCGCCAAGCGTCGTTCTTACTTGCGGTCGATGAGTCAACAACTATTAAAAACCCCAAAGCCAAGCGGACTAAGGCTCTGGTTAAGTTTGGTGAAGGAGCATCGTATAGGCGTATACTTACCGGGTCGCCCGTTACTAAATCGCCGATGGATCTTTACTCGCAATGTGGATTCATGTCCAAAGCCCTGCTTGGATTCGACTCGTACTATGCCTTCCAAGGCAGATTTGCAATTACGAGAACTCAACGGATGGGCGGTCACAGTTTTCAGCAGATCGTGGGATACAGAAATCTGGATGAGCTTTCTGCCAAGCTGGAAAAGTTTTCGTTCAGAGTCACTAAGGAAGAGGCTCTAGACCTACCGGATAAAATATACACAACAAGGGAAGTAATGCTGTCCAAAGAACAGCACGACTACTACATCAGCATGCGAAACGCGGCAGTTATACTGCTTGAGAACGGAGAATTAGTCAGTGCTCCTGCCGTAATGACACAGATGCTAAGACTACAGCAGGTGTTGTGTGGTCACATAATGACGGACGATGGTGAGATGATAGAATTTCCAACCAAACGTATTGATGCGCTGCTTGAAACAATCGAAGAGATGTCTGGTAAGGTGATTATCTGGTCGAGGTTCAGATACGATATTAAGAACATCGAAGCCAAGCTAGCCAAGGTCCACGGTGCAAGTTCCGTGGTCACATATTACGGCGATACCTCAGATGAAGACAGACAAACAGCAGTCCGCAGGTTCCAGTTTGAAGATGCAAGGTTCTTCGTCGCCAACCCGCAGACCGCAGGTTATGGCTTGACGTTAACCGCAGCTACAAACGTGATTTACTACGCCAACGACTTCAACTTAGAAACAAGGGTGCAGTCAGAAGACAGAGCACATCGTATTGGTCAGGACAACGCGGTGACATATGTGGATCTAGTCAGCAGAAGAACTATCGATGAATATATAGTCAAGTCTCTGCGGAAGAAGATTGACATATCGGCGAAGACTCTGGGGGAAGAAGCTCGGAAGTGGTTGGAGCTATCACCCCGCCGAAGTGGCGATTAGCGGCACGTTGAGGTGCGTCAGGATGTTTGGAAAATTGATGAGGGTAAAGGTGACATTCAAGAGTTTCCCGATCAACATACAAAAGCTTGACTCCAAGTTTGCGTTGACGCTGAGTCAGCATGCGGCTGATTACGCTTCCGTCTTTCCGCCGACTTGCGGTCTTGACATCAAATTTCAGGACTTCGCCTTCCGGCGTGAGGGCTATAAGATCAATCGGACCCTGTTCAATAAAAGGAGCGTACACATAACAGCCACGCCCGATTAACCAAGCGGCGGCGATGAGTTCGGATTGCTTACCATATGCGATTCTGTGATCTGGTCTCATTTTTTACTTGACGATCCTTTTTGTTATCAGATAAAGTTACGCTAACAGATAAAAATTCAGGAGACAATAGGTGGATACAGATAAGTGGAAATCAGTTGCGGTTTCAATCGACATCTACAAAATGCTGAAAGCAATGGCAGAGAAGAGCGACAGAAGTGTAAGCAAACAAGTCGCACACATTGTCAAGAAAGAATATCAAGCAGGCAATAAATTATCCGCTTGACACGGTGGTCACACTATATAGGATCACTACCCACAGCCGAAGGGCTTAAACTTTTACGAAGGAGATGAAAGATGGCTGAATGGTTCCAGCTACTAGATGAGGCAGTCGAAGCCGACAAGTTCGACAACGTAGATACGAAAGGCGGTTCTCGTCTTTCAAGTCTTATTCGTGAGTCTATCAAGGCTGACGAAGACATTGCTGCCGCAGAGCAGTATCTAAAAGATCTCAAGTACAAAAAGCGTAAGATCAACGAGGAAGACATCCCTGCCCTGATGCAAGAGATGGGTGTGGATAGTCTTGAGGTTGATGGTAACAAGATAAAGCTCCGTCAGTTTGTACACGCCCGTATCACGGACGACAAACGCGATGAAGCCTACGCTTGGTTACGTTCTATTGGCGAAGGGGACATCATCAAGAATGATGTGACAGTGTCATTCAATACAGGACAGGACAATGTAGCAGGTTCAGTTGTAGAAGACTTGCGGACACAGGGTCTAGATCCAGTACAGAAGACTCACGTCCATCCACAGACGTTAAAGGCGTGGGTAAAGAACCGGATAGAGTCGGGACAGGATATCGACTTTGAAACATTCGGTGTGTTTGTAGGAACTGAAGCGAAGATAAGCAGGAGCTAGGAAGAAGATGCCTGATACAGCAGTAGTAGAAAAAAAGTCCACGGCAGTGGCAAATGTAATGGATGACTTGTACGCGAGTGCAGGTGAAGGTCTTGAGAATGTAGGTGCAGAAGATATGCAGATCCCATTTCTGCGTATTCTGCAACCGTTGTCTCCGCAGTTGAACAAGCAGGACTCTAAGTACATCAAAGGTGCTTCGGGTGGTGACTTGTTTAATACGGTGACGGGTCAGTTCTGGGACTCAGAAGAGGGGGTCAATGTGATCCCTTGCGCGTACCAGATGAAATATCTGGAGTTCCAGCTACGCGAAAATGGTGGTGGCTTCATGGGTGAGTTGGACCCGAATAGTCCTGATATCCGTAGCACTGAGCGTAATGGTGCTAACGAGATGCTTCCGTCCGGTAATGAGCTTGTGCGGTCAGCGCAGTTCTTGGTGTTGGCTTTCGGTGATGACGGCATACCGCAGCAAATGATCTGTGATATGAAGAAGACCCAGATGAAGATTGCCAAGCAGTGGAATACCAGACGTGCTGGTATGAAGCTGGTGCACCCAGAAAAAGGTTTGTTTACGCCACCGATGTGGGCAACTGTCTGGAAGCTGACCTCTGTGCAGGAGAGCAACGACAAAGGTTCGTGGTTCAACTACCAAATAGCGCAGGGCGATGTGAAGGAAGTGTCTAGCGAGATCTTGGTGCAGGCTCGTGACTTGTATAACCAGTTTAAGAAGGGCGAGATTAAGACAGCCGCAGGCACGGCTGAAGAGATGAGTCAGTCCTCATCAGATGAAGGAGATGAAATACCGTTTTGATCGCGGGTGGTTTGGGCGTAGCCGGGGGCTGCGTACAAGGTTGATTGGTCCCGCGACAGGTCGCACTCTGACCTGAGTTTGCTAATCAACCACCCCCGCTCTAAACCAACATGGGGCGATCCAATGAACATAGACGAACGGTTCATGGCTGCGTTTGAGGGCTTTGACGCAGCACATGGACAGACACAGATATCTGATGAACGAAGGGCTGGTAAACAGAAAGCTAAATCGTACATCGTAAGAAAGCCACTAACATTAGATTTAATTCGTGAACACTTACAGGGGTTGAACGGTGTTGGATCTATTCCTATTAACGAGCACAACAAGTGCAAATTTGGCGCTCTTGATATTGATCAGTATCCTTTGGATCTGGTGGCAATAGACAAGAAGCTGCGCGACATGGAAGTGCCTTGCGTTGTATGCAGGAGCAAGTCCGGCGGTGCTCACATATTCTTTTTCTTCAATGATTGGATCAGCGCAGGAGAGTTGCGTGACAAAGCATCAGAGATTGCTGCCTATCTTGGGTACGGTGGCTGCGAAATATTCCCGAAGCAAGAACAGATTCTTGTCGAGCGTGGTGATGTTGGCAACTTTATTAACCTTCCGTACTTTGATTCGGAACAGACGCTCCGTTTCGCGATTGACGAAGACGGTGAGCCAGCATCGTTAGAAAGATTCCTTGAACTCGTCTCTGCCCGATCTGTAGACCCAAATGTTTTTGTTGGTTTGACATTTGGTGAACAGGTTGACGAGTTCGTTGAGTGGTCCCCCTGCCTGAACTGTATGTTTGGGCAGGGGATTCCAGAGGGCACACGCAACACAGTCATGTTTGCAGCAGCAGTTGCCTGTAAAAAGGAACAGCCAGACAACTGGCGGCAACGGCTAGAAGAAATCAACATGAAGTATTGCACTCCGCCGCTACCAGCTACGGAGATTGTTACCATACAGCAGCAGCATGAGAAGAAGGAGTATGGCTTTCCGTGTGATCAGGAGCCGCTCAAATCCTTTTGCAACAAGAGTCTGTGCAAGACAAAAAAGTTTGGCATCGGATCCAACATAACAAACGTAGAGGTCACGGGTCTGTGTGTTGTCAAATCAGAGCCGCCCGTGTGGTTTTGTGATGTGGGTGGTAAGCGAGTCGAGCTAACGACAGATGACCTACAGACACCACAACGCTTTCAAAAAGCATGCATGGAACAGATACACATCATGCCACCAATGATGAAGGTGGCTGATTGGCAGGTCATTGTATCCATGATGATGGAAGACATGAGTGAGATCGAAGTGCCGGAAGAATTAACATACAAAGGTCAGTTCATGGACCTGCTTGAAGCATTCTGTGATGGCAGGGTGCAAGCGCAGTCAGCCGAAGAACTAGCACTGGGCAAGCCATATACTGATGATGAAGAGGGCAAGACATTCTTCAAGCTTGAAGCATTGATTAAGTATCTACGCAACCACAAGTTTGATAGTTACAGCCGTGGTCAGATACAGGAGCGGCTGAAAGAATTAAATATTGACGGTACAGCCAATGGGCAGAAACGGTTCAACACAACCAAGGGCGACACCAAACCCATGCGTGTCTGGTGGGTTCCATGTTTTGGGGCCGAGGTTCAAGCTCCAAGGATCGATGTCGGAGAAAACGAGGTGCCATTTTAATGGAAACAACAATCTTTGGACCGCCCGGTACAGGCAAGACAACCAGACTCATATCAATCGTGGAAGACGAACTGTCTCGCGGCACACCGCCGGACAGGATTGCGTTTGTGTCGTTCAGTCGGAAGGCCGCAGAAGAAGCGCGTAACCGTGCAGCCGAAAAGCTAAACATGGACGCACAGCAGATGGTTTGGTTTCGTACACTACATTCGTTGGCGTTCAACTGTTTGGGCTTGAACAGTCAAAAGGTGTTGAAGGGATCCGACTATACAAAGATAGCAAAGTATCTGGGTCTTGAGTTTTCTGCTAATGCATCGGTCAACATGTCTGATGGGATATTGTTTACGCCGGGGCGTGGCGGTGATGCGTATTTGTCAATGATACAAATGGCGAGAGTTACTGGTCGCACACTTGAAGATCAGTTTTCCGCTACGGCAGATCGCAGGTTGCACTACCAGCAACTCAAGCTAGTGGATCAGGTGGTGAATGACTACAAGAAGGAAACAAACAAGCTAGATTTTGTTGACATGATCGAACAGTTTGTAGCCGAGGGCCAAGGTCCGACGTTAGATGTCCTGATTGTAGACGAAGCGCAGGACCTTGTACCTATGCAGTGGCGAATGGTGCACGAGGTGTTAAAGACCAAGGCCAAGCGCATCTATTATGCAGGTGATGACGATCAATGTATCTACTCGTGGATGGGTGTGGATGTGAGAGATTTCCTGCGTTCATCAGAAAATAAAATAGTATTAGATAAGTCATACAGGCTTCCCACGGCAGTGTATAATTTAGCAGATTCCCTTGTAAAACAAATAGATATACGACAGAAAAAAGTGTGGTCACCCACCGATAAAACCGGGACAGTTGTCTGGCATCGTGATATCCTAGATGTGGACATTACAACTGGTGAGTGGCTAATCCTTGCTCGTACAAACTTTATCGCCAACAGAATCGCAAATGACCTCAAAGAACAAGGGTTCCTGTATTGGCGCGAAGGATCCGGTTGGTCCATATCGCCCAATGTTTTAACAGGAATTGAGGTATGGCTTAGACTATGCAAGAACAAACAACTGTCCGCATCGGAACTGAAGAGCTTATCAACACAGTTAAACTCAACCGTTATTACCAAAGCTGGCAGGAAAAGCCTTGCAAACCTAAACCCAGAAGTAACTTACACGCTCACAGATATACAGAACCTGTGCGAGTTGAGCGCGACAGAGCAGACACCGTGGCACGAAGTCCTGAAAGTATCGGACAAGGAGCGGATTTACATTACTTCTGTACGTCGGATGGGAGAGTCTATCTTATCGGGCAAGCCGAGGATTCGGATATCGACGATACACAAAGCCAAAGGTGGCGAGGCGGATAACGTCGCCCTACTTCTAGATTCATCACGAGCATGCGCTGAAAGCACCGATCAGGCGTCCGAGATACGGACGTTTTATGTTGGGCTTACTCGTGCTAAGAAGGCTCTGCATATTGTAGAGTCACAATCACAATACGGATTTCAGTTATGAAAAGAGCAGACGTACTTGACACAGCCAAGGGCTATGTCACACAGGATCGCGCATCGCAGCATGGCGAGATGGAAGACAACTTCAAGAACATTGAAACCGTCTGGTATTGGTGGGATAGCATCAAGCCGGATGATCTTCCTATCGGCGCAGACTGTGCCATAAAAATGACATTATTGAAGATAGCGCGTATAGCATCAAACCCACAGCATGCAGACAATTGGGTAGACGCTTGTGGATACATGGCTTGTGGCGGCGAGGTATCAACAGATGAAAGCTGATCTATTTGACTTTGAGGACACATGGGTGCCGCCATCGTCGTTCCCTGACCTTACAAAGTATGACCGCATAGCTATTGACTTGGAGACATGTGACCCAAACTTGACAAGACTCGGCCCCGGCTGGTGTCGTGATGACGGTTATGTCATAGGCTACGCTGTGGCGGCTGGTGATTTTGTTGGTTACTTTCCTGTGCGGCACAAGTCCGGCAACCTACCGGAAAGACTTGTGATCAACTGGCTGAAGAAGCAGTTAGCTACACCAAACATTGAGAAGGTCATGCATAATTCTATGTATGACTTGGGCTGGCTACGTTGGGCAGGGATAGAGGTTCAAGGTCCTATAATCGATACCATGATAGCCGCGCCTCTGTTGAACGAGAACCGCCTGTTCTACAACTTGAACTCGCTGTCCAAGGAATATCTGGGAGAAACGAAGAACGAAAAGATGCTACGCGCTGCGGCGGCAATGTATGGCGTTGATGCCAAGAGCGGTATGTGGCAACTCGACTCAAGCTTTGTGGGTAGATATGCAGAGCAGGATGCTGCCGTTACGCTACGCTTGTGGGATAGGTTGCGTGTGGATTTACAAAAGGAAGAATGCACATCTATATTTAAGCTTGAGTCATCACTACTACCCGTGCTGCTGGACATGAAGCAACGCGGTGTTAGAGTGGACATAGACAAAGCAGAGCAAGTCAAGAAGGAACTGCTGGTAAGGGAAAAAATATTACTAGAAGAAATAAGGGCCGAGACCGGAGTTATTGTAGAGCCTTGGGTTGCTACATCTGTGGCAAAGGCGTTTGATGCCCTTGGTCTTAAATATCATAGGACAGAAAAGACGGATGCCCCCGCCTTTACAAAACAATTTTTGGCAAACCATGAGCACCCAATCGCGAAAAAGATTGTACGCCTTCGTGAATTTAACAAAGCCAACACGACATTTGTGGAGACTATTCTTGAGCATTCGCATAACGGTCGTATCCATTGTGATTTTAACCCTCTTCGTTCAGATGA